TTTACTTTTCTAAAATATTTATTATATCATCAAAGAGGAACATAGTTCGCTTATTGAAACCCATTCTCTGATGTTTATCGAAACCGGCATTATGCACCGGCCAGATGCCACTTGGCAACCGTCTCGAAAACGTCTTTTCCGACGTCTATTTGTCGACCCGTCAATCCTTGCTTGAGCTCTTGCAGATTGTTAGCAAGAGTTTGTTCCCCTGTTGTTTTCTGATAACGCTCAACTCGTGCATCATCAAATGATGGAAGATGTGCATAAACACCTACTTTCACGAGCGGTAACGCTATTTTCTTGTGGAGCGCTTCATAATAGTCGCGTCCATGGGGAAATGCCTGACTCAAAGCCATCAGGCAGTTGACAAGAGTATTTTGCTTGATGCTCCCTACGGTGGAAATCCAGTTGATCTGATTCTCAACAGATGCCTTATCAAGCGCAGCCATGTATCTTCCATCATACTTCTTAAAAGCATGCTTCAGAAATGATGTTTCTTCCAGGCTGGTATGGGGTACAACACTATCACTCTTGTCTACTGCAGTGTACTTGATGTTGTATTTCGCGAAAAATTCTTTAAGGGTCGCGACGTTGAACCTATCGAGTAGATACAAACTAACCTTTGCTAGACCGTCATCGCCATATGTAACCAATGTCACTTCCGCATTGAATTCTGAGAGTGTTATTCCCATACCCAATGCGGCTATGCGCATGTACATGCAATGAATGAGGGAGTTAAGCTCCACTGTAATCGCACTACCACTTATAATGCCTCCGCAAGTTCTATAAACTTTGTCGTAAGCAAGATGTGGTGTACAAATCAGTGGCGACAAAACCGCCTCGATAGTCCTGACAAATTTTTCATCTGCACCATAACTTCGATACCATTCAACAATTATCCCAAGACAGGCCTTTGCAACGACTGCGTTAGCTCCAGGCCCGAAGTTCGAAAAGTCACCAGCAACGATCCTTCCTTCCATCATTCTTCCCAATCGATCAAACTGCATCTCGTGTGGTCCTGAGACCGCAAGGCCAATTGCATTTTCTGTTTCCAAGTTATAAGCATGGTAAGAAACAACAAATGGCAACACATACTTTCGTAGAATGATCTGATATTCCACGGGTAATGTCGAAATGATGCGTGTGTGTCCAACTTTCTGGATCTTCGCCAAGGGCAATGTCTCATCTTTGAGACAATCTACAGCTAACACGAAAGGGATAATGCCTTCTGCAAATTTTTCCTCCATCGTGGTCACTCTTGAAGCGAGTTCCTTCGAAATTGTTCGATCAACTAAGTTGATGATGCTCTTCTTGCCACCACTCCCAAGTCTCCATCCAAATCCACACGAGGTAGTAATATCAATAGAATTGATAACTCCTGGTATTCCGAAAATCGCTTCAGACGTTGTTAATAGTCGCATTCCTCCTTTTGTGTCCCTGAGGATAGGGCGCGCGCGTAAGATGACGTTAGTGAGGTCGCGCGCTGCTGCCTCTACGTGTTTGGGTGGAAAATTGATAGTCGGTTTTCCATGTTTTGCCACTCCTTCGTATAATGGAGACCACGTTGTTGCTTTCAATTGTGCTCTTCCTGTTCTTACTTCAACCACTCCATGAATAGCACTCTCCATAATTTTGCTATCACTCGCTTGTTGATGTACTTCACTTCTCGCCACGTGACCCAAGCAAAGAACCGTTCCGTTGATAGCGTCGAATGTGTCATCTGCTGCTCGCAAACTCATTTCTTCGTGCTCGAATTTATCGCGTGGCAAATATGATGTCAAGATCCTCTCGCTAATCCCAACTCTAGTATCTCCTCCATAGTGCATTCCAACGATTTTTCTGCTACCCAAATCGTATAGAATAGCTGCACAATAGCCTTTCTTAGACACTCGATAGATGTAATTATCGCTGTAGATTGTTGCTGTAGTCACCGCTTCTCCAGAAACTGTCATTGGTTTTGTTCTTTCCGGTCTGTCCGCATAATCATAATCAAGTGTATACACAACATTGCCCATGCCTCCCTCCTGAAGGAAAGTTGGTGTTATTAACACTCCAGAGAAACTGTTCGTCGTATTCTCATTTTGGAACCAAGAGTGTTTCTTCGTTATTAAGCTCTTTCGCTGCGGCACATTTACGGGTAAATCAATTGTACCAAAATTCCCAGTACGCACGGTGGAATTGTGCTTATAATGTTCAAACTCCTTCCAGTTCAATTCTTCCGGTCCTGATTCTACACTATACACTTCTCCCTTATTCTGGTTTATGACGTAGTGCACTCTGATGGCATATGTGCTCATGATCTCCCATTCGTGACGTGTCATTATTGCCTTATGTCCTCCATAAGCAAATGCTGATGTAGCCCATCTTTCCTTTCCCCACTCTGGTTTCATATCGCATAACATAGGAATGAAAGCGTTATTGATAATTCTTAAATCATCTTCGGATATGTCACCCAATCCACCACTTTGTTGTGTCTTCGCTCCTTCCGTAGCCGCATATTTACTCTGCACATTTACAAATGTTGATCGCACTTTTGGATTGTACGCTTGCTGAGTGAACAATGATAGTATGTTATCCACTCCTTTCTTTCCACTATTTATGACATGTCCTGTCGCCGTTTTGAGTTTTCCATCAGGCATAACTTTCATTATATATGAATCCTCAGTTGAAGCTTTATATAAATAGAGCATCATACCCAACACTCCGCATGTTATCGCCACGGTTGTCTTCCAATGTGTACACAAGAAATCATAGATGCTAACACCAAAGATCTTAATTTTCTGGTAAAGTTTCTTGCCAGTGTCGCGTATGCAATCCCATGCGTATGAAATCGCGGATCGCACTTTCAGAGTGTATTTGCGCAACCATCCATCGTGCAAATTGTATGCTTGTACGTCATCCTCTACCATAAGAAAATAATGGCTCATTACTTCTCGATTCAATTCGACTGGCAACCAGCAATTGGTGATGCACATTTCCTTTCGGAGAATAGCACGCATTTCGGCCTTGCTCTTATTTTTTGTGCAATGTTGACACGTAGCGTGTTCTAACAAAGCATACGATAGTGGCACTAGATTTCCGTCTCTTTCCAATACTGCCTGATCATCCTTCGTGACTAATAGTGTATGCATGACCTTTTGTACTTCATCTCTGATATCAGCATTGTAGGCGCGCAATAGATCTCCAACGGAATTCATATGATATTCATTACTACTAGCATCACCATTTTCAGCTGTTTCCCATCTTATAAATGTGTCATTACTCGTAGTTGGGCTATCCTCTCCTGTTTGCTGCGTTTTGATTTTATACCGCTCTGATAGAATTTTAGAAAGCGTGGTGTGTTTCATATTGTTGAACATTTCAGCCGCTGTTGCTGTATTGACCTCATTGGGCTTAAACCTCGCTTCTAATTCACGTATCACCTTTGTGTCGCCTTCAACCTCTGCGATCCAATGCGAAACGACTCGCTCAAGATCGATGTCCTGCTGTTCTAACAACTGTGAGAAATCGGGAACGTTTTGACCACGCGCTCTGTAGAATTGCCCCAACCTGTTGACATAAGAAGCGCTCTTGACAAGGGTACGACGTTTATAGCACTCTTCGATATACGCGAGTGCCTCTTCATACATCATATCTTTTTTTACACCAGGTATTGCGTGCGCATTGCCAAGATTATCGACTTTAACAAAATTGAAAACCAGATGTTTATTGTTCTCCTTCATCTTACTAGGCAATTCTCCATAGATGTGATCAACCTTCTTAAGCTCTTCCTTGAATTCGTCTCCAAACTCATTGATAAGACCCAAAGTATTACCTGTGACATGAATGGTAACGTCTCGTCTGCGCAAGAATGCATGATAATTCGCTACAGGCAAACCAACAGGACACGCTGCATTACACAAAATTGTGAAAATGCTCGGACTATAAAGCTGATCCTTCTTCTCCACTGCTGCTTGATTTGGACAATAAGCTGCTGCTGTCATGCAATCAAACACATATGAAACTTGTGCTGCCGCGATATTCGGATCTGTGACGGCGAAGAAATCATCAATACGCAATTCTGGCTGACCTTTCACTCTGTTCAAATACTGACTTGTAGCTGATGCAATAAGCGTCATTTCACCGTTTGGAACATAGATGTTATTTTTCAGGATGAGATTTGAAACAATTCCATCGATTGCTGTTGACTTTCCAACGCCTGGCGGACCATAAATCCACATACTAAATGGTTCCTGCCTCACTGCTGGTGTAAAACCATCCTCTACAACTGCTTGTCGCTTGGCTTTGATCTTTTCAATGGGTGTCTTTAATGCTGCGAAACGTGTTGTCTTGTTCATGACTCGTGTTTCCAAGGCTATGGCGATGTTATAAGCCAAGAAAATTCTGTCCCGATTCTCCAGTGTTGATGTGTCGAAATTTGGTTTGCAAACATCATTAACTTCTGCAGCCCACTGACCAATAAAGTTGCTGCTGGTGTGCATAAAACCCGCAATTGCATCATCCACGTATTGTGCCTTTAAATAGATGACATACTCAAAGCACCACTTAATCGTTGGCACTAGACCGTGAATAAATCTCTTAACGGAAAAGCCCATTCCACAGAAACTAGGTACTGCCATTGCCAGTTTTATTTTCCAATCTAATGATTTAATGACTGGATTTTTCCACCCTATGTATGAGCAGACACTTGTCAAAAGAACTGAAATAAAAGTCTCAATCGCGTCAATAAATGGTTCAGTCGGTTGATATGCTTCTTGATCCACTGAATTTTCTTCAACACGCGTATATTCTGGCTGTTTCACGCTCCCAATAAAGAGATCCTCAAGCACTTGCTTGATGTGTGTTGAAGTTTCATAGGCAAACAAACCTAACTGAACTAGTAAATTGACGATGGTGGCTATGATAGAATTCATGTTGGGATTGGCGATGAAATGAATACCTTCACCCAACATGATGCCCCTCAATCGACTAAAACCCTCACCCTTGATTGTATCTTCTATCTGTTCGCAAGTCTGCGAGACCTTGGCCATAAGAGTCTCCTGCATCGTCTCTGACTCTTGCGCTGCTAAATTTATTAGGAGTTCTTTAACTTCCGCGAACTTTTCCTCTACTCCCATCGCTGATAATGCTTTCGCACTGACCCAGTCCCCAACTCCCTGCTGTTCGAAACGACTCTGAACCGGTCCTGGATTGGATTCCACATCACCACATTGCATCAGCTGCTTTGCCAAGAATGGTTCCAGTGGTGGTAAAGGTGCCTTCATTTGTAATGGCACATCCTCTAAATCAGCATTGAAGACCATTGGTGGAAACCCGCGAAATTGTGATAGTTCAGCATCATCACCAAACGCAGTGTACAACGATATTGTGTGTATATCATCGCTCGCCCCTGTCCTCGTGGCCTGAAATCCAATGTCCATAATACCGATGTCAAAGCATTGTTGTGAATTGGGATCCAAATTATCAGCTCGCTCAAACATAAAATTGCGCTCATTTTCATTCTTCCAAGCCGCATTCACATGTAGATGACTGTTAATATTCAAATCGGCTACTTCATTTGGCAATCCCTGTTTCCATGTTGGAGCATTTTGTGGTGCGCTATAAACCTTTACTGCAAAAGACTCATTGGGTTTATCGAAGAATTTGTGATTGGCCCACATAACAGTACCAGCGATATCGCTACCCATGATACGTCGCGTTACACTCCCACTGACATACGTGTATCCCAAACACAAGATCATCTGTGTAGGCCACCTATTAGCAAAGTGAACGGGATCTCCGAAATCTCTTGGCGGACACCAATGTGACAATTGCGCTGAAGCGCGTGCATAAGGCCATGTAGGATCTTTAGTCGGATTATACGTGAAATTAGTCACATACCATGGTCTACGTAGAATAGCATATAGATCTCCACCCTGCTCTCCAAAGAGCTTTTGACCCCAATCAGTTTTTCTCTTCTCATTGACACTTCCACTCGCTACTTGGTTCGCTCCCGCACCTTGTTGTTCAAAGGCACCTCTCAGATAATCACCCAGATTCAGCAGACCACTTTCAGTAGATGGCGCAAAACACGCGGCAAATGTGGTGGTCATAGCTGTACTTGTGAAGATAAGGAAATCTCTAAGTGCTTGATTAATATTGTTATTCGGATATTCGTTCGTCCAACGTTGTACAATGCGATTCAGACCTTCAAAATAGTGTGCTGGAAGTGGTACCCAATTTGGACTGGCTACTGATCGACGAACCTCTGGAATTGGAAAAGCAACTGCACTATTACCACGATATCCTGGATAACGCCACACCAATACTCTGCGATATCCGTAGGTCCAAACCTCTGGGCCAATATGCGTCACTATTCCAGTGTGTTGCATCCATCCAGCATGAGTCCAATACGCCGGGGGGAACCCAGTTCCATCGTCTGGCACTAGATTCGCTGGTTGCATTCCCGCAATAAGTGCGAACGTCCAATTTCTGTTGTGAATGTCCCATGTTGTAGCATTATCATTTACTCCTGCATAATGTAGGACTGCATTGTCACCATCAAATATTCGAGATTCGACTCCAGTATAGAAATCGGTTCGGCCATCAAAGTTGATTATAACAGCCGCTGGATCTAGAACCATTTCATCTGACCACGCTGGAGATAGCACAGCATTCTTCATTTCGATGACCTCAAAATCTTTGCCACCTCGCTTATATATGTTCACAAGTATGTTTTGTGATGCGCTTGATTGTAACGCCGATTGAACATAAACATAGCACATGGCCATTGGGCGGCGTGGTGTGACTGAACCGCGAGCTCCACTCCGCGTTGCTATTACAGTATTCACGTTATGGAAATCTGCCTTGACCATCACTTCATTGACCTGTTTGCCGAGTTCAATGTAATCCACTTTCACATTGTTAGTATCAAGCATTCTCGCTGGCACAAAACTTTCCTCAACTAAGGGCACCATAACGACTCTCAAAATGCCCACATGAAAATCAGTGCACACAGGTTCGAATGTGTATTCAGGTGATCCACTGGTGTAAGTGAAGCAGCTCGCCACTATATCACTCGCCGGTACAGCATATCCAATGTGTGTGGTCCCATTGCTCTCAAA